CCTGTCACAAGTCCTTATGGGCCTCGTACCCATCCGATTACAGGACAAAAGGGAAAAATGCATCACGGCATTGATTTTGGTGGATCGTTTGATGTATTGGCAGCACAGGATGGTTTTGTAAAGCACATCGGTTGGTCACCAAGGGGTGGTGGGCATGTAGTTATTTTGGAACATGCTCCTGATTTTTTTACAGTGTATTATCATGGTGCACACAAAACACCATTAAAAAAGGGACAGCCTGTTAGAGCTGGACAGTTCATATATCGTAGCGGAAATACTGGAGCTAGCAACGGAAATCATTTGCATTTTGAAGTTCGAACCCCAACAAGGAGATGGGGAAACACTCAAGATCCCGCAAACTTTATTGTCAACGAAAGACCTCCCCAGCAAAGACCGCAACCAGAACCAGGGCCAAGATTCAAAAAACCAATGCGTAGATATGGGATATCTGGTTCTCTTAAGGCAATGGATGTTCGTAATGTTCGCAACTTTTTTAGAAGAAGATAGGTTTGACTTTTAAAAACCATTACTGTTATAATATAATGGTCCCCACACAGGACCTTGGGATGGATTAGTTACCTATACCTGCGGCCTTCGTGCTTGAATTGCCTGTGTGGGGGCTTCTTCAAAAGGGGTAGTTATGTCACTTATTGCTAAGTTTATTGGTTTTAATAAATATAGAAATAAAGATGTTTCTGAGGTTGTGCCAGCGGCAACAGCAATGCCTAAATGGTATAAGGATATACCAAAGTTTGATGAAAACAAAGTTCCATCCTTAAAAGGTTGTGCCCCGTTTTTTGATGCTATGTCCTCTGGCTATGTTTATGTTACCCCTACAGATATTGAATTTACAATTCATAATGAAGTCTGTTATGCGACGGTAGCTGACGAAGAGTATAAAGATTTTATTGCTGATCGTGATCCTATGCATCCATCGCACTTTCCACCTGTGGCTGGTCATGATGCCAAACATTTCCATTGGTTCCCTATGTGGAGTGTTAATCTGCCATCAGGATACAGTGCATTATATTGTCATCCTCTTAATAGATATGATTTGCCTTTTGTCACTACAAATGGAATTGTAGATAACGATAAGTTTGATTTGCCAGGACGCATACCCTTTTTTATTAGGTCAGGTTTTTATGGTATTTTGCCCAAAGGCACACCATTTATGCAAGTCATTCCTATCAAACGTGACAAATGGTTGCTAGAAACAGAAGACCTTGACGAAAAGACAGTTGATGAAAAATGGAGAACGGGGATGTCTAAGTATCGTTTGGCAGGACATAGCGGGTATAGGGAATATGATTGGGAGAGAAAGCATTATAAGTAATGCTATAATTACAAAATGAAAAAAACTAAAACGTTGTTTACATCTAAAAAGATTAAGTCTCTTGCGGATAGCATTTTCTTTTTAAGGGAAAAGGATGCAGAAGATAACACTGAAGGCCCGTCTTGGAAGTTTCGTAGAAAGCTTATCTTCGGTGGGTATCGTTTAGGTTTTGCAATGGTTATCTTTGGAATGTTCACTTTCTTTTATGATACTCAGGTTAGTATTCAAATGGTTATCGGTGGTGTGAGTTTGATTTCAATTATTCTTGGAGCCTACACCGCCACCGCAACTTGGCAAGATGTTCGTTTTGGTAATTACGGTGGCTATGGCAATTATGGCGGGTATGGTGGATATGACTCATATGGTTATTCAAATAACCTAGGCTATTCACAAAATTATGGATATAACCAAAACTATGGAGGTTATTATTAATAACATTAAAAGACTTTGGATAAGGTTTTGGGCTTATGCTGGAGAGCGTGCTTTAAAAACTTTTGGTCAGGCTGCTTTAGCTTTGCTAATTGCTAGCGGTGCAGAAGAAATCGGTTTGCCACTTGGCATTTTGGACATAGATTGGCAAACAGTGTTGTCTGTTTCTGGTCTTGCTGCTATTATGTCTTTGCTTACTTCTATCGTAATGAAGAAAAATTTTCATAGTAGTGAGGGTTTGTTTGCTTCTCAGTCTAAGATCGTAAAGGGTAAGAATGCCAGTTTATGAATTTAACTGCAATTCTTGTAAAAAAAAATATACACGCATATTAAAAATGACTGATAATATAAACAGTCAAAACTGTGATGTTTGCAATTCACAGTTAAACAGGGTATACTCTTCTAGCGTTAGTGTCCAGTTCAATGGTTCTGGATTTTATTCCACAGATAAGTAAAGCGGTATAATATGAGTACAATGATTGAAGAAAAAACAGAACATGTCCTTAATGCAACTGACATTTGTGATGCCTGTTCGGGTAGGGCTTACGTGTGGGTCAAGGGGGTAACGGGAGATCTTTTGTTTTGTGCCCATCACTTTAATAAAATTATGGATGATCCCAAAGGCTACAATAACATGATGTCTTTTATGGATGAAATTATTGATGAGCGTGATCAGATCGAGGCGGAATCTAAATAATGGACTATTCTATTGAAGAGTTAATTCTTTCAGGTGCTCTGGAAGTAGCTGGCGTAGATCAAAACACTGGAGAGCTTTTGTATAGCTTTACCTCTAAAGCAAAAGAAATAATGCCAGAACTCTTCAACGAACACATGGAACGTGTTCACAAAACAGTAATGTTCTTTTGGGAAAAAGGATTTGTTGAGATTAAAAATTTAACTGAAAGAAAGCCAGTTGTTTATTTAACTGAAAAAGCATTTGATGAAGATGCCCTTGATGATCTTGACCCAGAAGTTAGAAACACTTTAGAAGAAATTAAGAGAGGGTTTCAGGACTAATTCTGATATAATATTGTTATGCCATATCGTGTAGGAGAAAAAGGTTCGTACGGCTGTGACGGGTATCCCGTTATTAAAGAAGACGACAATACCGTAATGGGATGTCACGCTACGAAATCTAAAGCCGAAGATCAGATTACAGCAATCAACATTAGCGAAGCTAGTAAGGCTGCTGGATATCAAATTAAACAAGGATATGGTGAGTGCAAGGGGTATGCCTTGGTTGATCCTGATGGCAAAACGGTTGGTTGCTATGATACCCGCAAACAGGCAGAAATGGCACGTAGCGGTGCTAGTGAGGATACTGACGATATGACTACGGACTCTTCCAACAGAGTTGTTTCTGAGGGAGCACCTGTTGCTAAGGCTGATATCAAAGAAGGCGACTTCGTAATGGGCATGACTGTAGAAGGAATTGCTCATGGTCGTGTAGAACACATTATGTGGGAGGGCGGCACACTGGGAGAGCCTGGAACAGAATATGCGATGGAATCTATGCCACCTGAAAATCCAGCAATGTCTGTCAGGGTTTATGAAGAAGATAATGGTAATTGGGAGCCTACAGCATATAGCATTGGCATGATGTATCAAGATGCCAAAAAACTAGAGAGCTTGCAAGGCCACTCTATGCCAGCAGAAATGGAAGACGAAATGCTTGAGATGATGGCAAAAGCAGAAAGCTATTCTCCGACCAGTGGAATGAAAGCTGCTGCTCGTCGTGCCATCAAATGGAAAGAAGAAGGCAAAGCCACTGGGGCTGGCACGCCTGTTGGTTGGGGTAGAGCACGAGACATCGTAGCAGGTAGATCAATGTCTCTTAGTGTAGTTAAGCGTATGTACTCTTTCTTTTCTCGTCATGAAAAGTCTTCTAAGGGTGCTGAAGGATTTAATGCTGGTGAAAAAGGATATCCTTCTAATGGTCGAATTATGTGGGACGCATGGGGTGGAGACGCAGGATATAGCTGGTCTCGAAAAATAGCAGAAAGAGAGGCGGACAAAGCATTGTTTGCAAATTTTGGAAAAGACTTTACTAAGGCACAGCCCGTTACTGAAATTTTCAAAGGTTATGACGGTAAAGACAAAGAAAAAGGATATAAGGAAAAAGCTTCTAGTGTTCGTGTAGGCCAGATGGTTTCTTGGAATTCTTCTGGCGGTAGAGCAAGAGGCAAAGTGCGAAGAGTTATTCGTAGCGGATCTTACGATGTCCCTGGTACGGACATTACGATTAACGCTACAGAGGAAGACCCCGCAGTCGTAATCACCTTGTATCGTGATGGTGAGGCAACTGATACGACTGTTGCACACCGCATGAGTACGCTGTCTGCTGCTTAATTCTTGACATTTGTTTTATTTTGATATACAATTGTTGTATATGTCTACGTCTATAATCGGAGGGGCAAATGGAAATAGCTATTGCTTTTATTAGTGGGTTTGTTCTCGCTATTCTTATTTTATTTATTTTTGTTAAGTTTGTTATTAATGCTTTTACTAAACCAGTTCGTCAAGCAGATTTTTCTTCAACTCTAGCCAATCTTTTAAATGAGATTGAGGATGATCAAAAAGATCAGCCAGAATTTTTTGTCTATACCCCTGATGGTATGGCGTATTGGCTACAAGATGATGCAATTTACTGTGCAGAAATTATTAATGGGGAAGTTGACCTGGAACAGGGTAAGGCGGTTGATCTCAACAATCTCTCTGGCGAGGCGTTAGACGACATCTTGTTAATTATGGAGACACTTCGTAAAGGAGACAAGAAATGATTGTTGGAATTCAGGGCAGCAAACAGTTTAAAAATTATAATGGATTGATGCAGGCAATGATTTTTGCTATGCGTAGTGTTGTTGATCAAGAAGCAGAGGTTACTGTTTATTCTGCTGGCCCCGCAAATATCAATGCTCATGTGGCAGAATTCTGCAATGTGACCGAACGTAGTCTTAAAGCACGTGGTATTAAAATTAAATTTTTTAATGTTCCACCGTCATGGATTGAGAAAAATTTTGATTCACTTGACTACATGTTTTTTATGGCAACTAAAAACGAAAAGAGATCAAAACTAATTGATCTTGCTGATAAGAGAGGGGTGGACACTCATGTCTTCTTCTAAGCAGTATAAAGTAGAGAAAGCAACTATTTCTTCATTGGAAAAAATGGAAAGTGTTGTTGAAAATAATAAATCCCTGTCATGGGATGGTTGGGATGTAATTGAGCTAATTCCTTCTAACTCTGCCTTCTTCAAAAAGAATGGCGTACAGAAGGACGGTTCGTGGTTTATTAAGAACACCTATACTGTCAACCATGACGGATGGAGAATACCTAAAAAATATGTGAGGTAAGTATGGATCGCCACAATTGGAAAGACGATTCCGCTTGCCTTGGAATGGAAGTGGATTTATTTTTTGATATATATGAAGAGAATGAAGACAAAAGACCAGAAATTGATTCTATTTGTCAAGAGTGTCCTGTTAGAAAGATTTGTTTTGCCAACGGCATCTCGGGTAAAGAGTGGGGTGTCTGGGGTGGGGTATATCTTCAAGATGGAGAGATCTCTAGAGAATTTAACAGACACAAAAGCAAACAAGACTGGTCAGAGACCTGGCAAGCTTTAACAATGGAGCAGCACTAATGTACACAGAAGCTATGAGAAAAGCGTTTCACTCTATTCGTGCACCCGAAAACTTCACGGTAGAGATACTAGACAACAACCAGTTTTTAACTGTTCGTCTTAATGAAAAACAATTCTTTCGTTTACTTGACAGCGAGAAGCGTGAAGCGGTAGAATATGTAATGAAAGTAAAAAAGGCACTAGAAGACAATGGTGCTGTTGTGCTAGTAGTTAGGAAAGCAGTATAATGCAAACCTTTTTGCCCTACAAAGATTTTTATCGTGTAGCAGAGGTCTTGGACAATAAAAGACTTAACAAGCAGATCCTGGAGTGCTATCAGGTTCTTAATGTGTTGTCTAATCCATCACCTACGGCTGGGTGGCGAAATCATCCTGCAGTTAAGATGTGGCGTGGTCACGAGTTCTCGCTTTGGGACTATGTCAATGTGATGATTCTTGAGGCTCAGGATAGAGGAATTAAGACTGACAAGAACTCTGATAACCTGCACAGATTGCGTCACACCTATGGGCTTTTGTGGGGTATGGGACGACCAGAATGGTTTGGCAATAAGTATATTATGAAACGTGTCACCACTACGCACAAAGCCAACTTGTTTAAGAAAGACCCTGAGTCTTATCCACAGTTTGCCAAGGCACTGTCTAGCAAGCACAACAAACCCTGTTGCGACAAGTGTCAATATTATTGGGTGACACATCAAGAGGAGGTAACAAATGGATCTTAATGTTATGGTTCTAGTTGGCGTTGCTGTCATTGGTCTGATATTTGCTATTATTTTTAACGAAGAAAAGAAAAATAATACTAACAAAAACGCAGATCAAAATAACCCCATAGGATATGACACCTTTGTTTTGCAATCCCGTAATGAGGCATACACATACATTGAAGATGCACAGAGGGCTATTGCTGAGTACCACCAAAATGTTGATACAATTATAAGTAACTTGAATTCTAGATCACTTAAGAGCGATTATGTAAAAGCTCTTGATATGATTCAAACAGAGAATGAGAAATTAAAAAGGGTATTGCCAGAATGATTTTTAAAACAGTCGAAGAAATCTTCGCATACGATTATAATGTATGTGAGTACTTGGACTGTAATCAAAAATCAACACACAGTTATGAAGACAATGGCAGAGATAGGGAGCTGTGTTTATATCACTACCACCAAATCTCTCACATGCTGAACAGATGGTAAGATAAAAATAGGAGGAAGAATGAATACTGTTGTAAATATGACTAAGGCACAGTGGATTGCTCTGCTGGTTTCGTATGGAGAAAGCATCCTTGCGGCTGCTGCTGCTCTTTACCTTGCTGGCGTTACAGATCCCTTGGACCTTTTGTGGTCTTTGGTGGCTGCTGTGGTGCCTGTGCTGACCAGAGCTATTAATCCTAACGATAAGGCTTTTGGTCGTATCCCAGATCCCGAGGACGTGGATGAAGCTCTTCGTAATGCAGAGCCTCAAGAATATCCGTACAGGGAAGAAGATAATAGTTAATTAAAAATTAATAAAACAACAGGCGGGTTAACTGGTAAAGTTGGCCCGCCTTTTGGTATAATGAATTATAATGGATCTTCAAAAACTTCTTGTTGTCATGCCTGCCTATAATGCAGAAGATACTATTCAAGAAGCCATAGAAAGTATAATAAAACAAACTTTTGAAAATTGGATGCTGATCATTGTCGATGACAATTCAACAGACAGAACACTCTCTATAGCCAAAAAGTATTTGTACGATAAACGCATTCTTGTTTTTTCTAATTCTGAAAATAGGGGTGCATACTATTGTCGTAATGCTGGTCTGCATATTGCTCGTAACATGAACTGGGATGTTTTTACTACGCACGATGCTGATGATGTCTCTTACAGTTTTCGTTTTGACACAATGATGTCTTCCTTTAGAAACGGCAAAGTCAATGGTGCCAATGACATGTTTAAACGAGTTGATAGAAAAACAAATAAAAGTTTGGGTTCTTCCATTACAGTTGCACATGCTTTCTTTTCAAGACGTGCCTTTATTAGTATTGGTTACTTTGAAGAGGTCAGGGTTGGTGCTGACTGGGAATATTGGGAAAGGCTGATCTTAAACAATAAATGTGAAAAGAAATATAAAACAATTTCTGTCAAAAAAGTTTTAGGGGACTCTTATGTAGGCGATAACAATCTAACCGTCTCAGTGCCCCTTAAATCGCCTGTGAGACAGAACTATATGGCCGATACTCCAGCAATGCACAAAGAGATGGAGCAGCGTAAAAAGTTTTACATGCCTTTTAGATTTATGCAGTCAGTTACTGAAGAAATAAAAGAGCCCAAGATCGACATATCTAATATTTTAGATAAAACAATTACTACTCGTAGCCAGGGTAAAAAAAGAAGAAACAAAGTAACTGTCGTACTCCTAACTTGGCAAAGAATAGCAAGTCTTAAAAAAACATTGACAATGTTGTCAAATCAAACTTACAAAGATTTTGATGTACATATTACAAATGCTAATGAGAGACACGAAGACTCTGTAAACAAGATTGCTAAATCTTTTGCAGACTATTTAGACATATCGGTATCTCATGATGGAAATGATCTTTATGCATTTAGAAGATTTACTGTGGGCAAGGAGTTGTACAAGCAGGGTAGCAAAGCAATTCTGTTTATCGATGATGACATTACTTTTCCAGAAGACTACGTAGAGCGTTGTGTGAAGAGCTACAAGCCAAATACATATCAGTCTGGCTTTACTTGGCAGTTTCATAACAATGGGACAAACTATTATAAATATCGTACAAAAATTACAGACTCGACAAGCAAGATACATTACTGTGGAACTGGCATAAGTATTATTGATGCTAGTATATTCAATGACAAAAGATTATTTGATGCTCCAAATGAAGCTTTGAAGATCGAAGATCTTTGGTTATCCTACTTTGCACAACATGTTCTTGAATGGGATCTTGTTTATATACCAATGCCTGATGTAACAATTGGCGGTACTGATGAAGCTGCTTTATTTAAACAAATAATTAAAGAAAAACAAGACAACCCCAACAGTATTGATAAAGCAGACCTTTTAAGATTGCTCGTTAAGCAGTATAACTGGAATCTTCAGGTTTAATAGCTTTAGCGAACACTACTCGGCTAGCCATCTTGCTGGCCGAAATTATAGCAATTGGTGCTGAGATGCTTAAGATCACACCAGCCCACATACGAGGCTCTACCCAGTTCCAATTCCAAAAATCAAGGGTATGAAAACCATTGGCTAACACAGCAATGCCACCAAAGGCAACCATACCAGCAATACCACTCCAGGTCTTTTCTTTGTTACCGTTCTCATCAATACGAGATGCCAAAACAAGATAAGCAATCAAGAACAAAAGATACATTAATTCAATAAAGAAAAAGAACAGTCCAGACATCCACGACTGAGACAGCCCAACAAACTGTGCTACTGAGGTAATGCCATTAAATGAAACGATTGCAGAGGCAAGGAACGCTAGTCCAATACCAGTAATCCAAGACCACAAAACAATCTTCTGATCGATCTGTACTTTAGGTGCACGTTTCTTTTCCTGCTCCTCGTACTTGCTTGTCTGGTCCTTCTGGAGACGCTCCTGGGACTGCTGTGCGGTCTCCTGAGCGGTTGTATTGTCTTCCTTGCCCTCGTACTGTTGTAAATATTTAGCTACTTCAAGCAGCTTCTTAGGATCATTGTCATTATTCATAATATAATTATACCTTACGCAGCTAGTTCGTCAATTTTTTGAGGCTGAAACCCTGCCCAGCTTGTCCCCTCATCGGTGACAACAACAGGAGCAGCCTTGTAGCCCATTTCAATAAGCTTGTCGAGGGCATCAGAATCTTCAGTAATGTCTACTGTTGTATACTCCACCCCAATCTTGTCCATGTGTCTCTTGGTCATATTGCACTGTACGCAATTAGGCTTAGTATAAACAGTAGTCATTAGTTCTCCTTTTTAGTTAAAATAGACTTTACCCCGTCTTTTGCCAGGGTGTACCCGATTCCAAATGACGAAACAGACAGCAAGACAATTGCCAGTCCGTGCCAAAAATAAAACATATTTTTCCCCTTTGTATTTATCTATTATACATAGATTTGATTGTCAAGATCCAGATAAAACTTAAATGTTTCTGGAAAGATATCCTTAGATAGATTAAGAACAGCGTCAGCATATTCTCTAATCTCTGATTGTGCGTCATGTGGTAGACGTTGTTCTAAAAATGTCATTACCCCTTGCAGAGAGGTGGTCCAACGCCAACGAACATACATGGAATATGCGGGTAGAAAGAGTCTGGCAAGTTCTGGAGCAATGCCTTCAGACATAGCCTTCTGATAAAGCTTTTCACCATTTTGAATATGACTAATAAGATACTCTGTGTATTCGTGTCCATCATCAGAATCAATTGGTGCACCACTACCCTGTTTGCTATTCTCTGGCTTGCTACGCCATTGATTGGGGGCAGGAATATAAAACTCTTCCTTTTCCGTAATGTATCTACGAGATGATTCGTTCCAACCGTTTTGATCATCAACGTGTGTAGATGACACCGCATACTTCCACCACTGCCTTGCCACAACAAGTGGAGCATACACCTCAAAGGTAATAGCAGCATGACGAAATGGTGAGGTGTGCTTTTCCCTAATTAAAAAATTAATTAGTTTACGATCACGATCAGAAAGCTCTTCGGCTTCTTTGTCATACGATACCCTTGCGGCATTGACCACAGAAAGGTCGCTCCCCATGTGATCAACAAGTCTCACATAGCCCTGATCTAATACTTTAACTTCCATTATTCTCCTGTTCCCCATACGGGAATTGAACCCGTGACACACATCTTATAAGGA